AGTTTCCAATTCTGTATCCAGCCCATACGGGGTAAGGGTTTCCGCGATTAACCCTGAAAAGACGCAAACATACCCGAGATTCAAAACGCTCACGGACGGTGACGACCAAAGCCGTTTGGGGGCATTGGCGGATTTGGCGGCCCGGGTGCTTGGTGTCGAGCTCATGCCGTGGCAGTTGTTGACGCTCGGTGATCAGCTGGGGCTCGGCTCTGATGGTCGCCCGGTGTTTCGGCAGTCAGTGGTGTCGGTCGCGCGCCAGAACGGCAAGTCGACTGCGCTGAAAGCATTGGTGCTGTACTGGCTGATCGAGATGCCGCGTATCCGGGGCCAACAGCAAACAGTGCTGACCACGGCACACCGTCTTGACCTTGCGGCCGAGCTGTTCAACCAGCTGGCCCCGCTGCTGGAGTCACAGTTCCAAGCCAAGGTGATCTACAGCTACGGGCGGCAATCTGTTGAGCTTCCGGCCGTCGGCGACTATCCGGGTGCCCGCTGGCTAGTGCGCGCCGCGACACCGTCGGCTGGTCACGGCCTCAGCTGTGATCTTGTGGTGGTGGACGAGCTGTGGGGTTGTTCGGCTGACAGCGTTGAGGGCGGCCTAATCCCGACGATGCGAGCCCGGCGCGACCCGCTGCTGTCGTGCTGGTCAACGGCTGGGACGGAGTCCGAGTCAGACGTGTTCAAGCGTTTGCGTGAACGGGCTATGGGCGAGATCGACATGGGTATCAGATCGCGTCTGTACTTCTGCGAATACTCGCCGCCGTCCAACATTGACCCGCTCAGCTTGGAGGCCGCCATCTGGGCGAACCCGGCGCGGGGCTTCATGCTGGAGGACGAGACAATCGTGGAAGAACTGAAGCAGCCGAACAAGGAGGAGGTGCTGCGGACGGTGTGCAACTTGTGGGTTCAGTCTCACCGGGCATGGCTTGACGCAGGCATGTTCGAGTCGTTGCGGGCCGACATCGAGCTCCCCGCCGAGGGCGGTGTGCTTGCCATTGAGGCCTCATCCCACGACGACAGGTTTGTCGGTGTCCGAGCCGTGGAGGTGGGCGACAAGGTGCACGTCACCGTTGAGTTCATCGTGTCTACGCTGGCTGATCTCTGGCAGTCGGTACGCGAATCCCAGAAAGCCCACAAGGGGCAAACCCTCGCTATCGGTGCCAGCCTTGACGTGCACTTGTCCCCCGAGCTCAAAGGCCGGGCCGTGCTCGTCGGTATGCGGGAGCTCCAGAAGTGGACGGTTATTGTCCGCTCCATGGTTACCTCGGGGCAGGTGCTGCACACTGGGGAGCAGCTGCTGATCGAGCAGGTTTCCCGCGCGGTGGCCGTCAAGCACCAAGGGCACCTGTCGTTGTCGTCGGCTCGAAGCCCCGGCGACATCTCACTGTGCCGGGCGTTTGTGTGGGCCGTCGCACAGGCAGGCAAACCCAAGACGCAAACCCGCGCCGCGTACGCGTTCGCAGACTGAGGCTCTCGTTCTCTATCTGCTGACGGGTCGTTGCAAATGCAACAAGGCTGTGTCAGACTCCACGCGTGGCACTATTCGCGCGCAAGCAGACGGGGGCGTTCGGAGCTGAACCGATACGCGCCGCAGCTGGCATGTCAGCGCAAACCGCGGCCATCAACGCCACGATCGGCTACACGTCGGACTACTCCCGGCAGCAGGCCATCCAGAACAACACCATCAGCCGCGCCCGCGACCTGATCGTGTCGATGGTGTCGGGCCTGCCGATCAACCAGTACAGCCTTCAGTGGATGGGCGAGGAGTACGAGGAGGTGGCCATCCCCGGGGAGACGTGGATGTCCCGCCCCGACCCGTACGTCACCCGCCAGTTCATCCTCGCGTGGACGACGGATGATCTTTACTTCCACGGCAAGAGCGTCTGGTATGTGACTTCCCGGTCAAAGACCACGGGTTTCCCGCTGTCGTTCCAGTGGATCCCGATGGCCGACATCCAAGCGCTCGACATGTCCACCGACATCTGGCCGCGCCCCTCAACACAGCTCACCTACAACGGCATCGAGCTGGACATGGCCAACGTGATCCAGTTCCTGTCCCCCATCCAAGGCTTGCTGTATGCCGGGTGGCGCGAGCTTGAAATCGCCAACAGGCTCGACACCGCAGCCATGCGGTTTGCGTCCAACGAGATCACGGCCGGATACCTTCAGCAGACACCGGGCTCGGAGCCGATGGACGCAGAGGATCTTTCAGACCTTGCCGCCGCATGGTCAAGCGCTCGACGCAGGAACGCTATCGGCGCACTGAACTCCGCTGTCGAGTGGAAAGAGTTCCAGTCTGACCCATCCAAGCTGCAGCTGGTCGAGGCCCGCCGCCACGCCATGTCCACGCTTGCAAACCTTGCGAACGTCCCGCAGTACCTCGTCGGTGCGGACACCGGCTCCGGCATGACATACCAGAACGCCGTCGAGTCGCAGAAGCAGCTGTACTACTACGGCGCAAAGCCTTACATTGACTGCCTCAGCCAGCGCCTCTCAATGGATGACATCCTGCCGCGCGGCCGTTTCTGCCGGGTTGACGTGTCCGAGTTCATCCGTGAACCCGACACCATGATCGACCCGCGAACAGGGCAGGAGTCCGACACGTCCGACATGGAAAGGCAGCCCGCATGAAGCTCCAGTTCAGTAATTCGTCCGTCACCCTTGACGCAGCCGCAGGCGACGCAGAGCCGAGGATCTCCGGCATTGCGGCCCCCTATGGTGTCGACGCTGAAGTGTCCACGGGGCAGCGCGTCCGCATAGCGGCGGGTGCCCTCCCCATTGACGGCAAGATGCCCCGCCTGATCGTCGAGCACGACACCAGCCGCGTTGTCGGCGTGGTCGACATGCGTGAGGAAACCGATGCCGGGATGTTGTTCTCGGCCAAGATCGCGGACACGGCCGAGGGCCGTGACCTCGTGGCGCTGCTCAAGATGGGCGCGCTCGACTCAGTCTCAGTCGGTCTGTCCGTGACGGACTACGAGATGGACGGCAAGACCATGCTGGTCAAAGCCGCCAGCTGGGAGGAGCTTTCGGTGGTGTATGCCCCGGCGTTCCCCCAAGCGCAAATCACCCAGATCGCCGCCTCCAACTTGGAGGATGACGAACCCCAACCCGACACAGAGGAGAACCAAGTGTCCGACAACAACACCCCGGTCGAGGCAGCTGCTGCCGAGGCCATCCCGACCCAGCCCATCTACGCGGCCGTCGCCAAGCCCGCCCGCCTTCCCTCTGCTGCCGAGTACATCGCAGGCATCCTGAAGGGCGGCGAGGCAGCCGAGGCAGTCCGCAAGCAGGTGCAGGCAGCCGCCCCCTCGGTGACCACCGCTGACGACCCGGGCCTCCTGCCCGAGCCGCTGCTGGCCCCCGTCTACAACAACTTCATCGGCCGCCGCCCCGTGGTCGACGCAGTCGGTGTCCGCGCAATGCCCGCCGAGGGCGCAGTGTTCCGCGTCCCGTACGTCCAGACCCACAACTCGGTCGGCCAGCAGGCATCCGAGCTCGGCACCCTCACCGCGTCGCTGTACGCCGTGTCCAGCTTCGACATCACCAAGCTGACGTTCGGTGGCTACTCGAACGTGTCTGAGCAGATCATCTCGTGGAGCTCGCCCGAAATCATCGGCAGCATGCTCGACGACATGTCCCGCGTGTACGCCTACGAGACGGACAACTACGCCGCCGACCAGCTCCTCGCGGGCTGCACCCAGAGCGCCGTCCTGACCGACCCGACCTCCCCGGCCGAGTGGGTGTCCGACATCTACGACGCGGCTGTGACGATCATCAACAACAGCTACGGCAACGTCCCGACCCACCTGTTCCTCAGCCCCAACATGTTCGCCAGTCTCGGCAAACTGGTGGACACGACGGGCAGGCCGCTTCTGGCCCCGACCATGCCGATGAACGCGTTCGGCTCGCAGACCCCCGGCGGCCTCGCAGCCAACGGCTCGGCGTTCGGCCTCACCGTCGTCGTCGACCGCGGCTTCGCAGCCGACACCGTCATCGTCGGTGACCCGTCCGGCTACCAGATCTGGGAGCAGCAGAAGGGCGCTATCAGCATCGACAGCCCGTCGACGCTCAGCCGCACGATCGCCTTCCGTGGCTACTTCGCCACGAAGATGGTCGACGCAACCAAGTTCGTCAAGCTCACCTGATCTGACGACAGAGGCGTAGAGGAGTCTGGAGCATGGCCGTTTTCACCGTGACCAACAGCCGCCGGGTGGACAACACCGTGGCGCTCCAGACCCTCACGCCCACTGACATCGGAGTCGGCCAGTCCATCACGGTTGCCGGAGTCGGTGCCACCTTCAACGGCACCTTCACCGTCATCAGCACCGAACCCTACGAGCTCGTCGCAGTGAACGAGTTCGGGGAGCTGGTGTTCGAGCCGTCCGTCCTCAAACTGAACCAGCTGATCTATGAGCTGGCCGGGGATGACTCGGAGTACGCGGCAGCGGACGGCACCATCACATGGACGCAAACCTGCACATGGATCACCAACCAGAACGTGTTGGACTGGCTCGGCATCAGCCCGGCCACGGCCAACGACACAGCGTTCGTAACGGTATGCACGGATGCCGCGAACGCCCTTGCGTACCGTCGGAGGAAGTCCGCTGGCTACGGCCAAGACTCCCTCACGACGGTGCCAAGCGGGGACGTGAAGCTCGGCACCATCATGTATGCCGGGAATTTGTACAGGATGCGCGGCTCGGTCGACTACCAGACGTTCGAGGCGTACTCCAGCGGGAGCCAGCCCATCTCCGCTATGGGCGAGATCCTCAGGCTGTGGGGCTGCAACAGGGCACAGGTCGCATGACGTGGGCCGCACTAATGACGCTCGGGAACGGCTCTGCGCGGAGCTCACAGCGGCGGGTATCACCGTCTGCGAGGACTCCCGCAACGCCCGCCCCGGTGTCGTCGTCGTCGAGCCCCCGGTGCTCACCCGCTCCACGTTCGGAGGGGCAGGCACCCAGCTTGTTTGCGAGTTCACGCTGTACGCGACAGCACCCCCACCCGGGAACCTTGACGCGCTCAAGGCCCAGCTGGAGTTGGTGGACGCTGTGATCAACGTCGTTCCCGCCACGGCCGCCCAGCCCACCGAGTACGTCGTCGGGTCGCAATCCCTCCCGGCGTACTCGATTACCGTTCAATACCCCGCCTACTAGGAGAACCTATGGCCACCTACAAAGTCCTTGCGGACAACATCTCGGGCAAACAGCCCGGGGACACGATCACCGACGACGAGCTCGTCGGGGCAAACATCGAGGCGCTCGTCGAATCCGGGCACCTCGCCAAGACCACCAACAACAAGAAAGCAGAGGACTGATCATGGCTATCTTCGTGATGAAGAACGCGTCGGTCACCATCAACAGCGTCGACCTGAGCAGCTACTGCTCCTCGGTCGCCGTCGACTACAACGTGGACGCAGTGCCCGCCGACGTGATGGGCACCGCCTACCACGTCTTCCAGCCGGGGCTCGAAAACTCCACCGTCACCGTCACGCTTAATCAGGACTTCGCAGCCACCAAGACGGAGGCCACCATCTTCCCGCTAGTGGGCACCACCACAACCGTCGTGGTCAAGGCCGAGTCAGGCGCGGTGTCGGCCACCAACCCGAGCTACACCTGCACCGGGTTCCTCGCCTCCAGCCAGCCCGTCAACGGCGCTGTCGGTGACCTTGCCTCCATGCAGCTGGTGTTCACGGGCCGCGTCGTCAAGGCAACCGCCTGATCCATGTTCCTGTTGCACATCACCACCGTGCGGGCTGATGGCTCACAAGACACAGTCGAGCTGAGCATGGCATCCCAGCTGGAGTTCGAGGCCATGGAAACCATGAGCCTCATTGACGCGCTGGACAACCGGGTAAGCCAGAAGATCCTTGCCCGGTTGTCATGGCTCGCCAGCAAACAGAACGGCATCGTTGTTCCGGCCTCCCTTGATGAGTACGCAAAGACCATCAAGAGCGTCGGGTACAAGGTGGAAACAATCCCTTTTGGAGAAGCGGCATCCACGCCGTCTTCGCCGCCCTCATCCTCCGAGGCATCCCCTACACAGAGCTCATAGCAATGCCGCCGACGCTGGTGGCAACGCTGGCGCAAGCATTACAGGAAAGGCAGCAATGACAGTCCCCAAGTCCTCAGTCAAGGTTGTGGGCTTGGAGCAGGCGCTGCGTGACCTCCGCAAAGTGGAGCCTGCCTATGTTGCCGAGTTCCGCAAGCGCGCCCGCGCAAACGCTAGCGAGGCGGTGCAGGCCATCAAGGTCGAGTTCGATCACACGGCCCGAGGCTGGAGCAACAGCAACTACCCGCTCACCGGGATGCGGCGCGGCTCCCTCATCAAGGGCCGCGATGTCCGCTGGAACAAGCAGAAAGCCCGGCGCAACATCAAGTTCAAGCTTGGCGGCCCCCGCAAGTCGTCCCGCCAAGGCAAAGTCTTCCGCATGTTCTCGATCATCCAGTCTGACCCGGCTGGCGCTATCTACGACATGGCAGGCAAGGACGGCGGGGCATACAACCGGGAGAAGAAGTTCGAGGAGAACCTGCTAGCCAGGGACGCGCCGCACCGCAAGGCGCAGCCGAACCGTCCCGGCAAGGGGCCGTCGCGCTACATGTGGCCCGGCGCATGGTTCTACCTTCCGCAGCTGGAAGACAGGATGCTCGACCTAGTGCACGACCTAGAACGTAAGATCAACAAGCAACTAGTCAAGAGGCCGCGCCGATGAGCATCATCCTTCCCATCCTCACCGAGTACGCAGGCAAGGGCGTACAGGCGGCCATCGGTGACCTCAAGAAGCTCGGCAAGCAGCAGCTGGCTAGCGCTGTTTCTGCCGGGGCGCTGGTGGACGTGGCGCGCCGCTCAATTCAAGCAGCAAACGAGGACGCAAAGTCCCAGCGGCTGTTGGCTAACACTCTCAAGAACACGGCGTTTGCGCGTGAGGCTGACATTGCGGCCGTTGAGAAGAACCTGCAAGCGTTGCAGTACAGCGCGGCCGTGGCCGACGACGAGCTGCGCCCGGCGCTGGCCAACCTGCTCAGAGTCACCAAGGACTCAGCCCAAGCCCAAGACCTGCTAGGCACTGCGCTCGACATCAGCGCCGCCACAGGCCGCGATCTCCAGACAGTCACCCTAAGCCTTGGACGCGCCTATCAGGGCAACGTCGGAGCGCTGCGCCGCCTAGGGCTGGCAGTCTCCGACGGGGCCGTCGCCAACAAGGACTTCCAGCAGGCGCTCGATGAGATCATCCCGGTGGTCGAGGGCTCAGCCAAGGCCGCCGCCGCTGGCGCGGACGGAGGCTGGAAGAAGCTTGGCATTGCCGTTGGTGACCTGTCCGAGATCCTCGGCACCGAGCTCAACAACCAGCTGGGCGGTGTGGTCGGGGCGCTCGGCAAGGCAACCGCCGCAGCCAACGAGTCCGGCGACAGCCAGAGCTTCTTGGGGGCCGCAGTCAAGGCGACCATCAGCAGCCTTGTCTCGGCCGTCGTCCCGTTTGCAAACTTCAATCGGGGCATGCGCGACAGCAAGGACAACGCCAAAGACGCAGCCAAGGAAATTGGCACCCTCGGGGACAAGATCAAGCAGCTCGATCAGCAGGACATCAGGACGTTCCAGAGCAACCAGAAAGCCGCTGCGCAGGCCGCCTATGCCGCCCGCATGAAGGCCGCTAAGGAGGCCGCCGAGAAGCTCGCCAAGGCCAACAAGGAGCGTCTGGCAACCGCGCTGCAGACAGCCAAGGAGAAGCTGGACGATCTCATCAAGTCCTCGGACGATTACCGGGACAGCCTGCGTGACCAGCTGTACGGCACCGTCAGCCTTGCGGACGCAGTGTCCCGCGCAAACGACACGGAGTCGGCATACAACGACGCACTGCAGGAACGCAAGGAAGCGTACGAGGAGCTCGCCAAGCTGCAGACGGTGGTTTTCGACGCGGCCACCGGGCGCACCACAGTGGCCAACGCTGAGGATCTGGCGGACGCGCTTGAGCGGGTACGCAAAGCCGAGGAAGGCGTGGTCACCGCTCAAGGCCAGCGCATCAACTACACTGCCGCGTTCCGCGAGCAGATCAACGCAGCCAAAGAGTTTGCCACCAGCCTGCAAACACTCATTGGTCAGGGGCTCACATCAGTCGGCTTGCAGCAGCTCATCAACCTCGGCCCGGTTGCGGGGGCGCAGGTCGCCAAGGACATTCTGTCCGGGTCGGCTGGCCTGTCCGTATCGGACTTGAACCTTACTGGGTTGCAAGCCGCTGCCACGGGCGTGGGCGCAGCTGCCGCCAGCCAGCAGTTCGGCGCAGACATCACCGCCGCACAGAACACGGTGGGCGCTGTCACCTACGCAAACGACATCAAGATCACGGTGACCTCAGCCGACCCCGACAAGGTGGTCGAGGCGCTGCTGAAGTGGTCAAAGAAGAACGGCAAACTGCCAGCGGGTATTCGGGTCAGCTAATGGGCACAAAGCCGTCAGGCAAGATTGAATGGCGCACACCAAGCACCACGGGCAACACTCCCATTACCACGGTGACCACAGGCATACAGCGGGTGCAGTGGCGCAGCGGCCGCACCTCGATCTCGGACTCATGGTCGGCGGGTGCTTGCACTGTGTCCGGCATCGGGTTCCTGGCAACCACCCCCACCATCGGCGACTACGCCCGAGTCACAGTCACGGACGGCGCAACAAGCACACGCTTCTACGGGCTGATAGCGGACTACACACGCAACTACGGCATGAAGTCCACCATGGACACATTCGACCTGACGCTGGAAGGAACGTCAGCTGCGTTTGGTCGGGTCACCATGGGCGGCGATTGGGCGGCGGGTTATCTCTGGACACAAGCCATTGCCAATAATGCGCAAGAACTCAGACCAGTGCAAATTCGTTTGCCATCGACGAGCTACAACACAAACGGAGTGTCGGCCCGGCCCCTCAACACGCAAAGCCTGTACTCGGACATCTTCTACCCGGCACTAACCACAGGCCAAGGCATCCCCCGCGAGGTTGGGGACGAGGACTGGCCCGGCGCATGGACACTCAGCCCGGTGGTCAACGTCTACGACAAGAACGATCCCACCAACGTGCTCCAACTAGTCGGCACGTTTGCAGACGACGGCACAGGATCCGGGTACAACAACATCCAATTCCTGTCAACGTCATACTCGTACGGCACACGCGTCACCGTCGACCCGCTCGACCTCGCACCGCAAACATCAGGGAGCGGGCTGTACACACAGACGTTCACCAGCTACGACAACACCACAACGCAAGCAACCGACCTTGCTGGCTACCTCAAAGTGTCGCTGGACAACGCAGCCAACGTCCCCTACTCGATCACGTTTGAAGGCTCCGGGTCGTCAGCTGGGTACGTTGCTTTGTCTGACCCGAACAAGATCAAGCAGGCCGTGAACGTCAAGCTGCGGGGCACGACCTACAACTGTGTGATCGAGGGGCTGGAGTTTGATGCCGACCCGGCGAACTGGCGGTGCACCCTGTACCTGTCGTCAAGTTTGCAGAACGCGTTCCTGCGCCTTGATGACGCTGTCTATGGCAAGCTGGACACCAACAAGTTAGGATTGTGACATGGCCATCAAGACGTTCTCCACGGGTGAGGTGTTGACTGCGTCTGACACGAACACGTATTTGGCGAACAGCGGCCTCGTGTACGTCACCAGCACCACAATTGGTAGCGCGGTGTCGAGCGTGACGGTCAGCAATTGTTTTTCCAGCACTTACGACAATTACAAAGTAACCATTCACGGCGGCGTTGCAAGCAATTTGTCAACTATCACGATGCAACTTGGCGCGTCAACAACGGGCTATTACAGCATTGTCAACTATGCCGCGTACGCCACAGCAACCACTCCAGCAAGTGCAGGCGACAACAACGGCACATTGTGGACGTATACGGGTTACGGCACCACAAACTTTTTGCAAATGAACATTGACATTCTGAACCCATACGCAGCCAAATACACCACATACGGTCCAGCAAACTGGGCCGCTGGCACCGTTGCTGGTTCGTCCAGCGGTATTCACGCGGTGGCAACTTCCTATGCGTCATTCACTATTGCAGTCACGGCAGGTTTGACTATGACTGGCGGCACCATCACTGTGTACGGCTACAGGAAGGCGTAGCAATGTCTGACCCCATTATCGGCACATTCCACGACGCGGCCACCGGGGAAACCATCACCCGCGAACTCACCGCCGAAGAAATCGCAGCCCTGCCCGAACCCACCGAACCGCTCGAATGACAACGCGGTGGGTGATACCCGCCGCAACCGTGAGCGTCGCCCTACTCTGGCCCGGCCACGCCTCCGCCCAAGCATGGACATGCTGGGAGTCCAACACCGTCAACTGGCAGATGATCCAGCCCGACGACGACTACAACGCGGGGCTGCGCCCTAACTGGACGGATTGTCTGGCATGGAAGGATGGCGACCCCGGCCCCGGCTACCAGTGGTCTTACGGCCCATCAGTTGCCACCACAACCACCTCAACCTCAACGTCGTCGACATCCACCACGGTGCCCGAGACAACCACCACCAGCTCGACGACAAGCACCACGTCAACCGTGCCCGCCACAACCACAACCGAACCTCAAGCAACAACCTCGACCACCACCACAAGCACCACGATCCCGCCCACGGTGCCCACCGCCGCACCCACGACGACCTACCAGCCGACAACAAGCACCAACCAGCCGAGCACAACGCAACCAACCGCAAGCACCAACCAAACGTCGACTTCCTCATCCACTGTTCCCCTCCCGGTAGAAACCGTGCCGACAGTAACCGACACCACCGTCGTGCTTGCGGATACCCGAGACGCGCAAGCAGCCAAAGTCATCGGCGCACAGCTGGCCCCCGGTGTCACCCCACGTCAAGCCCAAACCGTGCTGATAACCACCATTGCAACCCAAGCGGTTGCCGCAGCACAAACACGGAGACGCAAGTGAAAGACGAACTCAAAGCCTTACCCATGACCCTGCTCGGGTCGTGGTACGTCATCATCACCCTCGGCGGGTCAACGAAAACCGCCGCAATCACAGGCACCGCCATCGGCCTTGCCCTACACTTCACCCTGACAGCCCTACTGAAGGACAACGACAAGTGAACCTCTCGATCATCAAAGACGTGATCGGGCGCATGATTGCCCTGTTCCTCACCTCCGCTGCGGGTGTCGTCACAGGAGCCGCCGCGCTCGCCCCCGAACTCAGCATCGCCAAGAGCTGCGCCATAGCAGGCGTGTCAGCCTGCATCGTGGTGCTCCAAAAGCTCGCCGCCGCCAGCCTCGACGGCAACCTGTCCAAGGAGGACGTGGACAACGCGTTCGGCATCAAGCCGGAGTCCCGCAAGTGATCACCTCCGCGCAGTACGCCGTCACCGACGCACCCGTCAAAATCGCGGCCTCCCCGGTCGGTGTCCGCGTGGTGCACATCGCCCCCATTGGCAACACCACCGTCTACCTAGGCGGCACCAACGCCGTCACGTCGAGCACCGGGTACGGCCTGAACAAGTCCCTCGGGGAACACGACATCAACCTCGGCCCCGGTGACGAGATCTGGGCTGTCTGCTCAACCGGGCAAACCGAGACTGTCACCATCCTTGTGGCGGGTAACTGATGCCCCGCAAGTACCCGTACTACCCGGCGTGGGACGGCAAGAAGGCAAGCCCGCTGATCCTGAAGTGCGCGGAGCTGTCGATGCGGCGCTGGAAAGGCACCAAGAACCTCGGCACCTATGTGAACCGAGACATGCGCGGCAAGCCCGGCCAGAAGTCGGTGCATGCCACGGGGTTTGCGCTCGACCTTTCGTTTACCGATGAGGCGCAGGCCCGCGAGATCTGGGACTTCTACGTCAACAACAGTCTGGCCCTGAACGTCGCGGAGGTGCACTGGTACACGTTCGGCAAGTTCGGTGCCGGGTATAGGTGTTCCCGAGGGGAGGGCAAGACGGGCGTGAAGGTGTACCAGAACGCCGCAGAGTCCGCAGGCTCGGGCGGCAAGTGGTTGCACATCGAGCTGGTTGACATGGACGTGGCCGAGTGGGAGCAGCGGTTTCGCGCCCTGAAGCCCAAAGACGCGTAGATACTGCTTGGAACCAGCTGCGCGAGGTGGGTAGGGGCTAATTCCTCCGGCCCCTATCCACCACCAAGCCTCACGCTTGCATTAGGTTGCCCGTGTCGACCAAGCGACAAGGAGAAACCATGACCACATTTGACGATCTGCCCCTGTTCAGGGCGGCCGACCCGGCAACAAGCCGCGCAGGGGCGGGCGACGTACACCTACGCCTCGGCTCACAGCAAGCACAATTGCTGGCCGCCTACGCCGAAAACCCTAACGGCCTCACCGACGAGCAGGCAGGGTACGCCACCGGGCTCGCGCACAACCGCAGCTGCTGCTACTGGAAGCGCTGCTCAGAGCTGCGCCACAAAGGCTTCCTGCGCGACACCGGGCGCGTCCTCGAAGCATCCTCCGGCAGCCTCCAGATGGTCTGCGAGATCACCAAGGCTGGGCTGGCCGAGTGGGACAGGCTCCGCATGGAGCAGGCACGGAAGGTTGCAAAGTGAATCCCGCCGAGTTCTGGTTCATCAGCATTTTCATGTTTGCGGGTGGCTATCTGACATGCAAGTGGCTCGGATGATTCCCATCTGGGGCTACACCGTCCTAAGGTCGGACGACAAGAAAACAATGGTTCAGATCTTCACCGATCTGGAAACAGGCTCGATCCTCCACGCACAAGTGTGCACCCGGCCCAAGCCGTGGGGAGCGTGGGAGCCGCCTACCGAAGTAGAGAGAGTTGATTAGACGCATCATGTGCCTAACCGCTGGAATCGTCCTATTGGCCCCTGTAAGCCCCGTAGAGGCCCGCTGGGAGCCCGTCCTAGGCCGAGACACCATGCAACGGCTGGCGGCCTGCGAAACGGGAGCCAACCTAGGGCACGTCACCCGCTCCTATGTGGGGGCGTGGGGCTTTGCCAAGACCACGTGGCAACTGTTCAGTGATACCCCGGTGCACCGCGTCAAGCACCTCACATGGGAACAGCAAGCCCGCGTCGTTGACCGGGCGTTCTGGTTTGGTCACACCAAACGCAACGGCAAACGCAACGGGGCCGTGGGGCCATACGGTCACGGGTGCTTCAAGTACCACTACGCCAAGGACGCAAACCTACGCGCACGGGTGTGCAATAATCGCAAGCAACAAGTCCGGCGCTGGTGCCGGTAACGACGGCTGGAGGAAACAATGCCGAGGGAAAAGAAATACACGAAGACCATTGCGTTCCGCATCACGACGGAAGAATGGGAGCTCATGGAGCACGGGATGATCACCGACGGTTGCCACAAGCCGTCTGACTTCATCCGCAAGGAGCTGGCAACCACGTTCAAAACGCTGCGCCTGATCCGCGAGCAGGACATGAAGCGAGCCGAAGCCGCCGCTAAGCGCGCCGCCAAGAAAGCCGCCGCCAATGCAAACGCCTGACACGCTCGCCAAGCTGGCTGCCCGGCTCCAGCACTACGCCGCCACGTCAGACGCGTTCGGCCCCACAGAGGAAGGCCACATCATGCGCCTAGCCGCAGCCGTCATCACCGAGCTGGAAACCACGGTCACGCAGCAGCTGCAGTCCCTCGAAGCCGAGCTGGATCGCATCACCCGGGAGCGCGCAAACCTTGCTTGACAACTATGAACCCGTAGCAGTTCGGCTGCACCGTCTGCTGACCGAGCTCCGCGCCAAAGGCTCAGAACCACGCGTGATCACCCACATGGTCAGCGAACCCGGCACCGACATCTGTGTGTTCCGAGCCGAACTGTGGATCGGGGACGCGCTCATGGCCACCGGGTGGGCTGAGGAAGTGCGCGGCCAAGGCAACGTCAACAAGACCAGCCACGTCGAGAACTGCGAAACCTCGGCCCTCGGGCGCATGTGCGAGGCGTACCTACCGAACCCGGACTGGACTAAGCGACCATCCCGCGAGGAGATGGCCAAGGTCGAGCGCGGCGCAAGCACCAGCGGAACACCGTTTACCGGGACAAAGACCATCACCAACAAGATGAAGGGCAAGTGCATCCACTGCGGCGGCACCGTTGACGTCGGGGAAGGCATCGCCACCAACAACGGGTCGGGCTGGAAAACGTCCCACATCGAGGGACAGTGCCCAGAGGAGCCGTTCTAATGTACGAGCTCCTGCTGTTTGCGTTCCACACGTTGGGCGTGTTCATGTTGGGCGCATGGTTCGGGAG